CCTTTGTAAAACTCTACCAGCACATTATCCGTTCTATTTACACCACTTGCGTTAGCCGGTACTGCAATATTTAAAAGTCCATCTTTGTAAACGTTTCCACCGCTTGTATAAGTTCCAAACAAATAACCAACTGCAACTTTTGACCGCCACAAATCAAAGTCTTTTAAGAATATCTGCAACTCGATTGACTGCGCCGTATTATCGAGTGTCATTGTTTGAATGTTTGACAATCGCAGTATTTCGCTGCCCGCTTGTTGTGCCTCGCTATTGTCTAGTATCAACTCAAATGAAGTTTCTCCGCTTGTTAGTTCGGGTGTCATTGTATTAATTATGTATCTTTTGTTTGACACGATCATTTTATCTTTTAACTTAATTGAACAAATCAAAGAAGTTGGGAGCATAGCTTTTAATTTAAGTATTCTAGTGCGTTGGTTAAATAGATTTTCAATGTATCCGCTATAAAACTTATCGTATAAACCCGTGAAGTTTATATCTAAAAACCAAGATGAAATTTCAGCACCCCAATTTAAAGATTGCACGTAACTTAAATCTGTACTCGCTAACTCCAATTCGTTTGAAAACCTAACATATTCCCCTATGTCGTTTGTCGTTGTACCGTTTGATATTTTAATGTCGGGCGTTACTGACTGCACCCCATTGCAATAAATTAAACTCGGTTTTGGTACGTACGCTTGACTGTTTTTGTCAAACATGGTGGCGGTTATAAAATCCGTTCCTGTTTCTCTGTAGAATAAAAAGTTTTCAAAAGGCAAAGCCACCTCGTAAGTTTCAGCAAACGCACTATTTTGATTTTCAAAGTTTAAATCGCCGTATTCTTTGTTAAACAACCCTCTGTAAATTTCATTTAATATGTTTTCCGACTTGTCGTATTTAAACGCTATACGCTTAAATAATTGAGGCGGGTTTATATCTATGCTATCTGTATCCACATACTGCGTTATATCGATGTTCTGACCGTCTAAATAGTAATCGGGTAACGGTTGCAGATTAAAAGAAGTTTCAGATGTTGGAATCACCATTAAATTAAACATCTTTATTAGCCCCTCCATAAATGAAACAACTGAAATATCAGGAACGAATGATTTTATATCTATGTTCGATACGGTTGTTTGTGATGCGCTTGTTGCTTCTAGTATTTGTGTTTCTGCATATCGATTAAGTGCAGAACCATTTTGATAAATATATATAGCATTGCTTCTTGTTAATGTTGAAGTAAAGGTTATACCTAAAACAGAACTGACAAAAAACGTATATACATCATTTGATAATTGACCATTAAAATTAAATATAATATTTAAAGTTTGAGTTCCTACTAGATTTGATCTAGTTAACCATAATATGCCATTTCTATAAACAAAAACATCATAAGGGTTTACACTTGCAGTCGTTATTTTTAAAGCTAAATTTCTAGTTATTAAATTCCAACCTTGCCCAACAACATACCACGCTGGCGGGTCGTATAAAGTAGGTATAAAAGCATTGCTCCAAGTTAGTGCATCGGTTGTTAAATCTAACTCGTTAAAACCTGCACCCGTAACATCTGTAATAAATGATGTTTGAGGTGGTATAGGAAACGTTCTTATAATTTCAGTATTTGCATCCTTAGCCGTAAAATCTATTCTTAACTGTTCGGGTTTAATTGTAAACTCATCTTGATTTTTAAGATATAGAAACAATTTACTAAAAGTCAAACTTTCAATAAATGCTCCCGTAAACGTAATACCGTATGCTCCCTGAATATACTCTAAAATCTTTGTTACTCGTATCGATGGAAATATCTCGTTATACATTAACTTTCCAGCAGTAGTTGAAATGTTATCAGCTGCCGTTGCTCCTGCTGCTAAAAAGAATTTTCTTTTAGTACCGATTAAAGGGTAAAGGATATCATAATTATCATCTGTTACCCTCGCTTGTATATTTGCAAGGTCGTACAAGTGATTAAGTTCATCGTAATAGCTAATTCTAACGCCATCCTCAAAATACGCTAGTGAGTTTAATTTGTCATCCTTAAACCTTTCCTTTAACTGCACTAAATTACCGCTAAAGTTTATCGAATAGCTTTCAATCTTATTATTGGTTTTCTTACTGCCTTTCAAAGACCACTTACCAAATCGAAAAGGTATTGTATCAATTTCAATATAGCCGTAATACGTTATTCTATGGTCAAACGCATCGGTTAAATTTAAAGGCAAATCAACAACCGTTGCTCCTACTTCGCTATTGTACCAATGGTATAGTATTTTGTTATTGTGGTCAGATGCGGGAATAGTAAACGCCTTAGAATAGTCGGTAAATATCTTACCCAAATCCCTAAAGTTTTGAATGGATGAAGTAACGCTAATTGATTCATCCGCAAACAATTCTAAACGGTGGCGTATTGGCGTGAGTACATCGTCAATTAACTCATCGATATAAATGTATAGTGCAACGTTTTTCATTTAATCTACATCGTTTATTAAGTTAAAAGCATACTCAAAATTCATTTCGTAATTAATCATTTTATCCCTTAACCTTGTTTTCTTTTGGATTGATTTGTCTTTTAAGGTTACTGGTTCGTTATCGAGTAGTATAGTTTCGCTAGATAGTAGTTCAACAAGTAACTCGATTGTGTTTTCATCCACCCACCCCGTATTAAGTTTAACACTTTGTTTCATGTCAAAGTTAAACTCTTTCTTTTGGCCTCTTAATGGATTGTAGTCAACTGCATCAGCTAATAGATTAAAACCTTTACTTTTTACCTCGTAGCTATCTGTTCTAGATTTAAAGAATGTTAGATACTGCCACCCACCAAAAGAATTTATAAACGTGCATTTTACGGGCGTGTAAAGACAGTCATCACCATTGATAAAATAAACCCTTTGTACTTCGGGTTCGCCTCCCGTTGTATCGTATCTAACTTGTACGCTATTACCGTTTTCAAGTCCCGCAGTTGCAGTTCGATAAGGCACTTTTAACATAAATATCCCCGCGGGGTCTGTTGCGTTATCAAATACAACAAAGTCCTCAATCGTTGCGTTAGCTAAATTTCTATATCTATAAACTAAATCAAATCCATCGGCAGGATTAAAATCTACAAGCACGTTAAAATATTGGTTATTATTTGAACGTTGTATTCTAGGATTTGGATTTGTTAAAATCATTACATCGGTAGTTACCGATTGATTATAACCGCCTTTATAATCGTTATATCCATTAACCGCTACAAACTCCTGTACTTCTAATTCAGTCCACGCATCGGTTAAATTTACTTTCCAATACGTTGTTACTTCAACCTTGCGCCACATATTAGCATCTTCATCTGTTGGCGTGATTGCACTCGGTGCGATGTTCTCAATATAATCTTTTATGTAAGGGGAAATATTAAACCAACAATCTCGGTTAACTACATCTGGGATTTGCTTTTCTAGTGTTACTGTTTTAGTTGGTAGCACTCCAGCAGCATCAATGATATCAACCACGCATTTAGTATAAACTTGCGTTGCTTCATCAACAAGTATTTTATAAGGACTTCTAACAAGTATTACTTTCATTTTGTTGTAAATTTTAATAGATTATCTAAATCTAAATCAAACGCTTCAATCAATTCATCAGGCAAATTTTCAAAAGCTTTTTCAAAAGGTTTGGTAAAAAATAAACTAGGCTTTATTCCTTGCGCAAATATTCTTTTAGCTAATATAATTCCTATCGTTTCATAATTGCCTTTTGTATATCTGCCTTTTTCATCTCTTAATCTTATATTTTTAGCTTTTGCCCACTCGCTAATAAATTTGCTCGGCGGTCTTTTGTCTTTAAAACTAAAGGGAGCGTTAGGTGCTTTTTGTTTGCCTCCTTTCACTAAATTAGGGTTTGCACCTTTCACTCCCTGATCTTGAAACGCTCCGTAATCTTCCATCTCAAAAGATAACGAAAAACTATTTTTACTAGCGTTTAAATCTGCTTTTATACTATCGTATAACTTACTAGATACTTTCTTTTTACCACGTGTTAAATTAGCTTTTGACTGCGTTACAACGTGCTTTGCAAATCGATTAAGTACCTTATCTAAATTTAACATATTGTCATTGTGTTTGGAACTACCACCGTAAACGATTGCTCAACTCCTGCTAAATTATTTTCAAATCTTTCAGTAAATAAAGTAGATGAGCTTGTATCTTGTAACTCCCAATTATTATCACTTAAATACCCTCGTCTTATACTGCCTAAAATTCTAAGTATTAATTCGCTTTGAGTATTCCAAATGTTATTCTTATTAGTTATAGGCGTTTTGGTTTCGTCGATTATATCCATACATAACACACTAAAAGATACTGCAACTGTGTTACCTAAATCTTGAAAACCAGCACACATAACGTGAGTTAAAGGGAATATAGTAACCTTATTTAAATCCACGTCAAATATATCGCCATCGGTTGCGGTGTTGCAGAATGGCTCATTTAAAAATGCTTGTTTGAGTGTGTTAATTGTTTCCGCTACCATTGTTTTTTATTTTTGATATTTCTATTTGATTCTTTTCGCTTTCGTATGATAACCACGTGAGCGCCTTATGTATATTTAATTCTGTTGCGTCATCAATTTTGAAAACATCTCCTTTGGCGATTGCATAAAAGCTGTTATACCATCCCCATTTTCTAAAGAACTGGCTTTCTCGGCTATAATCTGCTTGTCCGACTGTGGTAGTTGCTCCAAATAATCCATCGTAACGCTCAACAATTCTTTGCTTAAATTGTAAAAAAAAACCTGCACCGCTAGAACTATTGCTACTGGCGTGTCTTTCATCATTTCCGCATATTGTTCTGTTCCTTTGTACTGTTCAATATCATAAAACTTTGCTAGCTTATTTGTAACTGGTCGATATAAAACCGCCATACATTTATGCCATTGTTCAACATCTGAATTATAATCGTCTAAATCCGCAAACTCTCCCGCACTCATATTGTCAAAGTTAGGTATTAAACCAAACTCGATGTTATTAATTGTAAACCTAGAAATCAATTCAGGACTTCCGTTAAACAATTCAATCAGTCCGTTGTAAACTTCATCGATTGAACTAAGCAACATTTGTCTTACATCTTTCATTTCTACATTGCAGAATATTGAAACGGTTTTCTGTCTTACAAACTCACTATCGGGATTGTTAGTTATTAGCTTATAAAACTTTTGATACTGCCCTAACGTAATCTCATTTAATGATTCAGGAACTATTAAATTTGCTTTCATAATCTATTATCGTTTTTATTAGTGTTTTGTTGTACGTTAATATACGTGATATATTCCTTGATTTGGTTTGCCGATTAAATCCCACACCGCATAACCAATCGCATCAAGTGCGTGATTGTAGTCATCTATTGGCGTTTGCGACTTCTTATCGTGCCAAACGTAGTTATTAATCTCTTTTATAATATTAATGCTGTCAGGACTTATAATCAATTCATAGTCTTGCATAAGTGCAACCCTATCAACTATTTTAGGCTTGTCAATTCCACGAATGTTTAACCCTCGACTTCTTAATTCCTCAATCAATCTCGGTTCTGCACTATCAGCAATTATTAGATCTCGATGACCGCAGTATCGATTGTTTTCAATATAAATTTCACTTGTGGTTAACTTTGGTTTGTAAAGTAACTCTTTACAGAATATTCTTTTGTTTGCTTTGTCTATTGATATTTTAACAAGCGTTGTAGGATCAACACTAAATCCAAAATCTTGACCGTATGCCGTGAGGTTTTGTTCTGCGAAGTTATCAATACGCCAGTTGGTAAATATAACACCCTCTGCTTTATCCAACCAACCGCCTAATATTTGATGCTTGTATTTTTTAGGGTTGTTCTTTTCAATGCTTAACACTTCATCGATAAACGACTGGTCCAAGTGTTTGATGTTATCTCGGTAATCAGTATGAATATAAGTTACATCATCTTTAATTCCGTTAAACCTTTCAGGGATTCCTTTTGATTCAAAAAACCTTTGGTAAATCCAATGCTCTTTTGTCGATGGATTCAGTATTAATATTATTCTGTTCTGTTTACCCTTTTGCCTAATTGATAGGTTTATTTTATCGAACGTTGCTTCGTCGGTAAGTTCTTCCGCTTCATCTAATATCCACGTTGTAACGCCTTGTAATGATTTAAGGTTAGCTGTTTGGTCGCCTGATGAAGTCTTTAAACCTCTAAATATAATTTCGCTCTTTGACTTCTTATTTATAATCTCGGACTTTGTTACATCGAAAATATCATTCGCTTGCATCAAATCAATCTTTTCTTGAAACTCGGGTATAATTGAAAGATGCGCAGATGTCATTGTTTGGCGTGTAAATAATATTTTGTGATTTGCTTCAAACGACAAAAGGCTGGCAAATGTGCCAACCCCGAAAGACTTTGCAGAACCTCGCCCGCCAGTTATAATATAATACCTCGTTTCATTTTGAAATAACGGTTGGTATTTATGGTTTAAGGTTATCAATAAAATTATAATTACAATTAATTTCAACTTCGTGAGTAAAAGTAAATTGGTTATATCTAATATAACTTTCTTTTTCCATTTTAATCTTATAGGAAATTAAGTAAAATTCTTTAAAAGTTTCTTTTAAGTCTTTTAATTGATTTTCCCAATTTTCCCTGCCGTCTAACAAAAGCGTTGTTTCTGCTGTATCTACAAATTTCATCATAATTTATCAAATTGAATAACGTCTTTTATATTAAAATCGTTTAAAGTAACGTTTGTATTATTGTCGATGGTTTGTTTTGGCAAACTAAAGAAATATTTAAACCATAATTCAATAGCCCATTTTTCACCTGCTTTTATTGCTATTTCCAAACACTTTAACGCATCAGGTAAGAATGGTTTTAAATTCTCATAAGCGTCTTGTAATTCTGTTTTAGTCAACAATCGTTTGTCATCGTGTCTTTGTGGTGCGGTGCTATGTCCTCCGTTGGTTGCTCTCTTATCCATAATTAATATAAATTAACTAATTAATTATTCTGCCATCGCATTTTTTAATTCTTTCAACACATCTCTCCAACAACTTGAACACGTTGTATCAATAGTAAATCCGTAAACATCTTTATAAATGTTACTTAATTCTCTTTGTTGAATAGGGTAAATTTGTGTCGGTTGTGTTTCAAAGAATGTAGTTAAGTATTGACGCTGTTCATCTGTTAAACATTGTCGTATTATTTTCCCAAAAGGGAACATTTGATTTAACTTTTCTTTTCGTTCATCACACCCGCAGTCATCGCCTAATACAGCGTGAACTACTTTAGCTATTCCAGTTGCTTGTGTAATGTTTTCAACTACATCACCAAGTCCTTTTGGTTTTCTTCCTCTTTTCATAATTCAATTTCGTAATTTTCGTTTATAAAAATAAGTATTTTTTTATTGCAATTTTTAATAGTGTTGTAAATACTTGTTAAACTAATATTTACTTCTTTTGCGATATCTCTCATTGACATTCCGTTGTTTATGTAAAGCAGATATAGCTTTCTGTCGTATGGATGCCACGTGTCAATATGTTGGTAAATTTCCTCTGTTATAAATTGCGTTGGTTCTAAATAATAACATTCTCTTTTTTCTTTTCTGAAATGATCTGCTATTGTATTTCGTAGCACAAAGTAAAATAGGGATTCGTTTACCTTTTCTTTGTCTAGAATTTTAATGTATGAATCTTGTACAAAGTCCTCTGCTAAATCATCTGCGCCAAATGTTTTAGCGATATTAATCCATTTAGTATGCTGACTGAATATATGATTCATTTAGACAAAGGTAACGTTTTTATTTTAATTACATATTTTATCTCCCGCTCTAAAAATCCCTTGTTTGTTAAAATTCTTTTGCGCTCCCGTGCAGTCGTTTTGCATAATTCCAGCGGTGAAACTTTGCCCCGTTGGCAGATTATAAACTGATGCGTCTAAAATAGTATAGCATCTGCAATCGGCTTGCGGTTGGTTTGTTGTGCGTTCTTCATCTGTTGAACAGCTAGATAACGCTATTGCTAGTAATAAAATTATTCGTTTCATAATGTAAAGGTATTAATTATTTTCTAATGTTTTTGTTTTTATTCTATCTCTAACCCAATCGGTAACATTTGACTTCGGATCTAAATCTATTACATCATCGTAAACTGTGCCATCTAAATCTTCTTTTCTGCAAATTTGCCTAGCATCTTTAAAAGTTAGGTTTTCTTGAAGTAGGTAAAGTTGGAAGATTTTTTTGTCTGTTGTTAGTACTGCTATCATAATTGTTTATTAAATGTTTATTTGTTGTTTATGTGTTTCGCAACTCATTTTGTGAACTCCCTCTTTTTGCCCGCAGTATTTACAAGTGCCATTGTGCCAAAAGAAATCGCAGTTGTAAGCGTCGCACTCTCGGTTGGTGTTAATGTATGCTTGTCTAAATCCTACTGTCGCTGTAAACCGATAACAAATGTCTTTT